GGGTCTATTACGTCGCGTTCAAGAGGGGCATACCCAGACCTGGGTATGCCACTCTTGACCGCGACTTTGATCACATCACAGCAGATTCTTTCAAAGATGAAAAACTCCAGTCATTTCTCGAAAGCTGCTTTCGTATTTGGGCAGATTTCCTCGACTCAGCGGCATGGTATCTGTGGCATGCCCATCTAACACAAGGATTCTTTTCCGCCGCCGCCGCCGCCGCAAATGTCGTGCTACATCGGCAAATTATTTGGGTTAAATCCGGATTCAATTTAACCCGTAGCGGGATGTACCATTGGGCGCACGAACCTTGCTTTTTTGGTTGGATCAAGGGTCAGCAACCAGAATGGTATGGCGAAAAGAATCAGCGTAGCGTGTGGGAAATTGATCGTAATATCGGTAAAGGCAATCACCCAACCCAGAAGCCAATTGATCTCTGGAAGGCTCCCATTGAGAACCATACTAAGCCCGGCGAAATCCTGGCAGAACCTTTCGCCGGCAGCGGCTCCCAATTCATCGCCGCCCACCGCCTCGACCGCCGCTGCTATGGCATAGAGATCGAACCAAGCTACGGCGACGTAATCCTTGCCCGCTGTGAAGCCGAAGGCCTGGAGGCGCACAAGGAATGAGACGCGGACCAAAGCCAAAGCCATTGAAGCTAAAGATACTTGCCGGCAATCCGGGCAAGCGGCCGCTGAATCTGCGCGAGCCGAAGACGTCAAGTGAATTGCCAAAATGCCCTTCGCATCTCAGTAAATCAGCGAAGAAAGAATGGCGCCGGATCTCGCCCATTTTAGCCGAGATGAAATTATTGACGCTGATCGACGGGGCGGCGCTGGGAATGTATTGCCAGGCTCAAGCGCGCTGGGTCGAGGCAAATGCGAAGATTGAGGAATTCGGCGTCGTGCTGCTGGTGGGACAAAGTAAATATCCGACCGTTTCACCCTATGTGCAGATCGCCAACGCTGCGTTTAAGCAGATGCAGAGTTTACTCGCCGAATTCGGCATGACGCCATCGAGCCGCTGCAAACTCCAGGTCGGCGCCGGCGACGCCGAACCATCCGATCCACTCGAAGCCCTGAAAGCACGTGCCCAAGGCCAAAAGAAAGCCAACTGATCCGGCCACGCAGTACGCGCGCGAGGTTGTCGCCGGCCGCATCGTCGCCGGCAAGCTGGTCCGCCAGGCCTGCGAGCGGCACCTTCGCGATCTGCGCGACGGCCATAGGGCCGGCTTGCGCTTCGACGCCGAGGCCGCCCAGGTCGCGATCGACTTCTTTGGGCTCTTGCGGCACAGCAAGGGCAAGTGGGGCGGCGAAGTATTTCGGCTGGAACCCTGGCAAAAGTTCATCGTCGGCTGCCTCTTCGGCTGGAAACGTGGCGATGGGACGCGCCGCTTTCGCGTCGCGCATATCGAGGTTGCGCGGAAAAATGGCAAGACGACCCTGGCCGCCGGGATTGGCCTGCTGCTCTTCGTGCTCGACGGCGAGCCCGGCAGCGAAGTCTATACCGTGGCCACGAAGCGCGACCAGGCCCGCATCACGCATGAAGAATCGAAGCGGATGGTGCAGAAATCGCCGTCGCTCAAGAAGTCGATCCAGGTCTACCGCGACAACCTTAACATCGCGGAAACCAATTCGAAGTACGAACCGCTCGGCGCCGACAGCGACACCCTCGACGGCCTGAATGTGCACGGCGCGATCGCGGATGAATTGCATGCCTGGAAGGACCGCAAGCTCTGGGACGTGATCGAAACCGCGACCGGTGCAAGGAGCCAGCCCTTGATCCTGGCGACGACCACGGCCGGCTATGACCGGCATACCATCTGGTGGGAGCGGCGAGAGCTCTGCATCAAGGTTCTCGACCAGGCTATCGAGGACGACGAACTTTTCGCGCTAATTTACACGCTCGATGAAGATGACGACTGGACCAATGAGGCGGCCTGGCCGAAGGCCAACCCATCCCTCGGCGTGACCGTGCAGATCGAGGATCTGCGGACGCAATGCGAGCAAGCGAAGGTCACGCCGGGCAAGCAGAATCCCTTCAAGCGCCTGCGCCTCAACATGCCGACCGAGCAGGCCGATCGCTGGCTTTCGCTGGCAGTGTGGGACGCTTGTAAGTCGGCCTTGCCGCGGGATAAATATCTCGCGAAGCTCGCCGGCCGGGAATGCTTTGGCGCCCTCGACTTGTCCAGCAAGGTCGATCTTACCGCCTTCGGGCTGCTGTTCCCGATGGATAACGAGGAACTATGGGCGCTGCTTTTCTTTTTCATGCCGCGCGAGACGGCCCAGCAGCGGGCCGAAGAGGACCGCATTAGCTACCCGCTCTGGATCGAGCAGGGCTGGATCGAGGCCACGGAAGGCCGCGCCGTCGACTACGACGCCGTACGCCAGCGAATCGTAGAGTTGCGCGAGGCTTATCGCATCCGCGAGATCGCCGTCGACGGCTGGAACGCAACCCAGCTTTCGAACCAATTGATGGGCGACGGCTTCGATGTCATCGAATTCCGGCAGGGCTACCGGAGTATTTCCGATCCATCCAAGGAACTCGAAAAACTGCTTCTCACCGGCAAATTCATCCATGACGGCAACCCGGTCCTACGCTGGAACGCCTCGAACGTGGCGGCCGTTCAAGACCCGGCCGGCAACATCAAGCCGGACAAGGGAAAATCGACTGGCCGCATCGACGGGATTGTCACGACGATCATGGGAATCGGCCGCTTCCTGGCCCAGCCGACGATGGCCAGCGTCTACGACGATCGCGGCATTCTCGTCATTGCCGACGAGGAGCAGGAGCCGGCGCCGAAGGAGACGGTCACGGCCGATGCGACTGAGAGCGTTTGGGATGGCCACTGGCCCGATGATGACGAATAGAAAAGGGGCGCCGTGAGCACTTCCGCCAAAAGAAAAAAGACGCCGGCCACGAAGAGCAAAGCTCGCAAGCCAGTGCGAAGAAAGAATCTCGCGCCGTCGGCGGACAAGTCGGATCCGGCCCGTAATCCCAGCGGGATCATCGTCCTACCGCAGCGCACCGGCGGCGTGCGCGTCACGGAGGAAACGGCGCTCACCCTGGGCGCCTTCTGGGCCTGCGTGCGCGTCATCACGGAAACGCTTGCCGGCCTTCCCTGGGGCGTTTGCCGCGGCCGGGGCGACGGCGGCATCGACCGACTGCAAGGCAACCCGATCAATTGGCTGCTCAACGTCCAGGCGAATCCCGAAGTGCCGGCATTCCAGTTCCGCGAGACGATCCTCGGCCATGCCCTGACCTGGGGCAATGGCTACGCCGAGATCGAGCGCGACCCGCTCGGCCGACCTGTCTGGCTCTGGGGGATCGCGCCCGACCGCGTGCTGCCGAGCCGCGAGCAGGGCCGTATCGTCTATAAGGTAAAGAATCCCAACGGCACCGATACGATTCTCGAACCGGACGATATGTTCCATCTGCGCGGCCTCGGCTTCGACGGCCTGGTCGGCTACTCCATCGTCCGGCTCTTCGCCCGCTCGATCGGAACGGGCATTGCGCTCGAGGAATCCGTCGCCACATTATTCGCCAATGATGCGACCCCTGGCGGCATCCTCAGACATCCGAGCCGGCTAAGCCCCGAAGCCTCCAGCAAGCTCAGGGAGTCCTGGCAACGCCGCCATGCCGGGCCGTATAACCGCCGCACCGTGGCCGTTCTAGAGGAAGGCCTGGACTGGAAACAGATCGGCCTTCCGCCGGAGGATCTGCAGCTCCTGGAACAGCGGCAGTTCACGCCCGTTGAAATCTGCCGGATCTGCCGCGTGCCGCCGCACAAGATCGCCGACCTCACCCGCGCCACCTTCAGCAATATCGAGCATCAGTCGATCGAGTTCGTCAACGACACGTTGCGCCCCTGGGCCGAGCGGCTGGAGACGGAGGCTAACGTCAAACTTTTTGGCCGCACGAATCGCGGCACGCTGGAAACGGAAATCGATCTGCGCGAATTGAAGCGCGGCGATATGAATGCGCAAATGCAGTTCGTCAACCAAATGATGGGCTGGGGTATTTTTAGCGTGAATGACGGCCGCGAATACCTGGGGCTGAACGGAATCGGTAAAGACGGCGACAAGCGTTTCGTGCCGATGAATTATCAATTACTCGAAGCCGCCGGCGCGCAACCGCCGCCGCCGGCCGGCAAGCCGGCCCCGGCGGACGGCGACGAAGACGAGCCGGAGGTCAGCGATGGCGATCTGGCGGCGCGGATCGAGGCCAGATGTATGCCGGTGCTGACATGCGCATGCGCGAGGGTGCTGAAACGCGAATCGGATCGCTGGGCTAAATCGAAGCCGCAAGGGTACGATACCTGGATTGAAAAAGAATTACCCGCACAACGAGCCTATGCCGATGATCAAATTATTCCGGCAGCCCGACTTCTCGGCGAGCTCCTTGCCCCGGAGTGCCCGCAAGTTGCCGATGTAGCTGTCCGCAACGTCCTCGATTATCGCTTCGATCAATTGAGAAGAGAACTATCGGTGCTCCATGATCCGGAATCAGTGGCAAGAGACATCAGGGATACCATCAAGGCTCTTATAGCGGGAGTTTGATCATGCCAGAAATTCAATGGCTGCGGGCCGCCGTCGCCGGCAAGGCCGAGGGCGTCGATCGTGAGGCGAAAGTCTTACGCGGCTACGTCGTCGCCCAGGAAGGGCCGTTCAAGAGCGAGGGCCGCGGGCAATTCGACAAGAATTCGCTCCTGTCCATCGTCAGCCTCGCCAACGCCTGTCCCTACGGGCTCAAAAGCCGCCTCGGTCATCCGACTCTGAGCGACGATGGCATCGGCAAGTTTCTCGGCCGGTCCTGCGATTTGCGCATGGCGAAGGCGCTGGACGCCCGCATCGGCAAGCAGGTCAATGCCGTTCGCGGCGACCTGCATTTCGACCCGTCGGCTGAGGATACGCCGCATGGCAACCTGGCGGAATACGTGATGAAGCTGGCCGACTCCGACCCGTCGGCGCTCAGTAGCTCGCTCGTGCTCGAAGTCGATGAGGATTATGTGCTCGAAAAGGATGGCACACGCAAAAAGGATGCCGACGGCAATGAGTTGCCGCCGATCTGGAAGCCCAAGAAGCTCCACGCCAGCGACCTGGTGGACACCGGCGATGCCGTTGATGCACTGCTTTCGCCCGAGGAGTTCGGCCGGGCCTTGTCGGTGGGGATCACGCCGGAGCTCGGCCGGCTGCT